TTATTTTTCTTTTCTCCAATTTTTATACTTGCCGCTGGTAACTCTTCGGTCAACATATTCCTCTTCCGAATCAATCACCCAGTTTCGACCAATCTTCCTGGCAGTCTTAAATTCACCGTTGATACACTTTCTCCGCAGGTTTGCAGCATCCTTCCCGTGCTGCTGTGCATATTCGGCTAAACTGATCAGCATTCTACTTCTCATCCTTCCATTTCTTCAAAATCATAGAAATAACAACAACATCTAAAATAATTACTATAATATCCAAAATCATTTTGATTATATCCATAGTTTTTCCTCCTTCTTTTGGTTCAAGATTTTATTCTCCCCCTTTCTCTTTCTGTTTCTGTTTCTCTGAGATCATCACAGCACAGGCTACAATCAGTTTAACAACGCCAATCGTAACAAAGAAAATTCCTAACCATTTCAGCATATTGACATTGAGCAAGACTTTTTTTATAATGGGGGTGGGGATTGCTACTCCCCACCCTTCGAATCTTACTTGATGTATTTACCTGCAATCAAGAGTAAGATTCCGATGATTAAGTCTGCAATCGCATTAACAATGACATTCGACCAGTCAATGTGCGGTTTTGCAGGCTTTTTCTTTTTCCTGCTCAATTCTCCACCTCCTTTCCATGTTTCTATTATAACACTATATCGTGTATTTGTCAATACAAAATAATACTTTTTACACAAAAAATCACCCTCCCCGGATACTTCCGAGGAGGGTTTTTTTAGTCCTAGATAGTCATAGATTTAGTCTTTGGTTTCTGCTTCTTCCTGTTCCTGCTGCTCCTGTATTACTGCCAGTTTGTCGCGGACCGGCAGCTCTTTTAAATCCTCCATCAGCTTGGTAACGGTGCCGTTGCCGCCCAGACGGTGGTATTCATCGTACATTTTCTGCGCTGCTTCCAGCCCATGCAGGCTGATCCAGCCGCGCTCATAATAGTGATAGTATGCGTGTACCAGCTCCGCCCGAAGCAGGGCGATAATCGCCTCCTTGATTGATTTTTGCCGCGCTTCTTCTTCCTGCTGCTTCTTCCAGAGGCGGCGGATCAGATACCCCCCGCCCGCCAGAACCCCGGAAAAAAGCACCTCCAGCCAATATCTTGCCAACCACTCCAGCAAATCTATCGCCTACTCTCTAAAATAATCCTGCACAGCTTTGCACACCGCCTTTTCTGCGCCCTCTGCTTTTGGCAGATGCAGGTGCAGCATCGGCACCTTGCTTGTGTAAAACCACGGGATGTCCTTAACCTCTCTGAGCGGGATTTCCTCGGCTCCCAGCAGGATTGGGTCGATGCCGATCATCTTGAGCTGGTGCTTGTAGTAGCTCTGTGCCTGTCTGCTCTCCTCGGTGTCGCGGCGGACGTTGTGTCCCAGGCGATCGCCCAGCAGCCCCTCCACTCTGGTGATTTTGACTTTGCACTGTGCGGATTCATAGACAAAAAGCACATAGTCCGGTTCCAGTTGAGACAAAGCATAGTAATCCGGGTATGCCTTTGGAGCATCCAGCTCCACGACACCCTTCATGCCCTGCGCTTTCATCTCCTCCACGATTCTCTTCGCCATTGGATTGCCGTTTACACCTACTACTGCGATTTTTTTCTTGCCCCAAAACAGATTTGCCATAAAACACTCTTCCTTTCTGTTACTCATTCACAAAATTTTGGATGTTCGGATTGTTTTTGATTTGCTCGCGCATCAGCTCCAGCGCCTCATCCACCCAGGTGCTAAATACGGCAAATGGCACCAGGTACTTGATGGGTGGAAATGCCTCGACTGCTAAATCGTAAACGTATCGCAATTTCAGCGCACCGGTGCCGCTGCCTAAGTACTGCTCTGCCTGCGTTACTGCCCAAAGCAGCCACTCTTTGACGTTTCCCCGCATCCGCAGGTAGCCGATCAAGAGCAGCAGCAAAAGGGCACCCACCGTGCAGATGATACTCATGATTTGCTCCATAACCTTACCTCCTTCCCTTCTAAATTGTATTCACAAAACCGCCAAAGCCCTTTTTCTTGAGGTCGTCGGCGGTTTTTTGTGCTTCTTCCTGTGTCGCAAATTTGCCGACACATACTTTTGTGAGGGCATCGTTTTTGAAAAACACGAAATACCCCATATCATCGAGCTTGGCGTACAGGTCCGCAACGCTTTTTGCCGATGCAAATGCTCCCACCTGTACGGTGTACATCAGCTTTTTGTCTGCCTGCGGCTGCTCCACCGGTTTGCCTGCTGGCTTGTCCACCTGCGGTTTAATCGCAATCCCCAGATAATCCAGCACACCCCACGCATACACCCGACCAAACGCCTGCTGTTTGGCTGCTGTGTTGTAATCGCGGCTATCTGTGGCATTGTCTACAAAAAAGCCCTCGCACAGCACCGCCGGCGCTTTTACCTGCCTGCACCAGCCAAAGTAGTCAGTGCCGGAACCGTTGAGCCTGGTTTTTACCCCGCGGGACTTCTGCCCGGATGCAACCACCCTTGCCTCAATGCACTGCGCCAGCTTGATGGACTTTGTCGCATAGCCGTTGGTCTGGTGGTAGACTTCGAAGCCATCTCCTCCACCTGCGTTGTTGTGGCACTCTACCGCCACATCGGGTGCAAAAGCGTTTGCTTCTTTGATTTCCTCTGTCAGCGGATCATCCTCGTCTTTCAGGCGGGAAACTCCCACTATAATGCCATGCCGCTCCAGCTCCGCTTTCAGTCCCAGCGCCATCTGAAGATTGGCATCTGCCTCCTTGATGTACTTTAGGGCACCGGGGTCTTTGCCGCCATGCCCGACTCCGATAAACACTCGCTTTGTCATCATTTCATACCTCTCTGTTCGTTTGTTTTTTCTTCTTTTATCTAACCGTCAAATCCCTTTTTGAGCGCTCCGGCTCGGCTGTGCTGTTTGAGCAGCTGATTGAGGCAGATTGCCGCCGCCGCCAGCACATACCCCTGCCCGATGCTCACCGCCGCCAGAATCACCCACTGCATCCAGCCCACCGGCTCGCAGGCAGCCACACTCACCAGCGCCGACAGCAGCACCCCCACCAGGCACAGGATGCCCGGTATCAGGGTATCATCGATGCGGATGGAGCGCTTGATGATGCTGCCCAGCGCATACAGGCAAGGCACCAGCCACACCGTTTCCGGCGATACGTACTCCTTCACCAGCACCGAGATTTCGCTTAACTCGTTCATTTACCAATCACCTCCTTTCATATAAAACTCCAAAGCAAAAGGGAAATTGCCCTAAAAAGAGCAACTTCCCTTTGTTTTATGCTATTCGGCTTTCTCTTCCAGTTCGATCTGTTCGACCTTTCTTCCCAGAATCTTGTTGAGCAGGTATACCTGCCCTTTTCCAGTCACCTTTGGAGTGCGGTTGATGCTGGTGTGTCCGTCGCTGTGGGTCACACAGGTCTCCTTGATTTTAAACAGTCCCAGTTCCATCGACTTCTGGGTTGGCATATTGTAACTACTGCCTTTCTGCTTGATCAGGTATCCGTTTTCCCGCAGCCACTGGAACAATCTGTTCGGTCCCATCTCCACGCCGTTCTGCCGCAGAATCTTTGCCAAATCTCCAATCAGAATTGCACTGCCCGAAACGCTCACCGCATCGGCAAACAGCACCTTCGGCTTATCCTTCTCAATCTTCTGTTCCAGATGGACGGTTCTCTCCTCCAAACTGCCGATCCGATTGTTTGCCATCTTCAGCGCCCTTGCCATCACCAGTTCTGGGCTATTCCAGTCCTTTTCCAGCTGAATGAAATACTGTCGTGCCTGTTTGCCGCGCTCGTTGCGTTGCAGCATACAGATTTCTTTTGCCATCTCAATGGTGAGCTGGGCGTCGTGCTGTATTTGCGGCATTTTCGTCCCATCGGAACGAAGGACATTTTTGTCCATCATCATATAGTCGATATTTTCCGAAAAACCGTATTCACACATTCTCGGAAACCATTTGTGGTAAGGGGTTTGAACCTCCAAAAATTCATGTAAATCTCTTGCCAATACGGTCGGTCTGTCGTTGTCATAATTGACTTGAATCAACTCATTCATATTATTTTTCTCCTTCCCTGAGCATATTTTTTAATGACTGCTCGATAGAATAGATATAATCGAATATAATGTCTGAAAATGTGCTGAAATGCTGGTAATAAAATTTCAGCCGTTCCGCACTGGGGTTCGCTTCTCCGAAGTAGTCCTGCATCAAGTCACCGGCAATCACTTTTGCTTTTTCACAGGAAATTTGTAATTCCATCAAATCAGCATCCAATATCTGTATTGCTTCTTTTCTGTCCATAATAAAAAGACCTCCTGTCAATTTTTCGTTTGACAAAGAAGCCTTACCTGATGTAAAATAGATTTCAGATAAGGGTTTCCTTGTCGGCAAAGAAACAGTCTGTAACTTTCCTACGGTGGCAGGCTGTTTCTTTTTTATTTACTGAGTTCTTCGTCAATTTTTTCGTTTAACCATTCTGTTTTACTTTTGCCTATTTCATGGAGTCTTTTTTCAAAGGACTCCATTTTTTTTCGTTCAATGACAGCACTAAATGTTTTCTGGTTTTCACGTCTTGATTTCATATACTCAGCTCTACTTTTTTCCGCGATTTAAAACACCTCCTTGCGTAACGCGTAACATAAATATATCATGTAACGCGTTATATGTCAAGAGTTTTTTCTATTTCACATCAATTTTATGCGAGCTTCACCACCAAAAAAGCTGCTCCCCAAACGGGGAACAGCTTTTGTTCTGTCGGTTTATTACAGCTCTTCTGCTTTGTAGACGGTGTATCCTTCGTAGTAGTAGCTGTGGTCGATGCCCTTCATGTAGATGTCCCGACTGTCCACCTCACCGGTCAGCGCTGCCTTGAGGATATATTTGATTTCAATATCCTTGATTGGGCTTCGCTCCATCGCCAGCAGATAGTCGTTTTTGTCCACGCGGCTCCAATCTACCACCTGGTGCAGCTCTTTTTTCAGCATCAAATCCAGCCAGATGCGTGTGCTTCTGCCGTTTCCCTCTCGGAACGGGTGTGCAATGTTCATCTCTACATATTTTTCGACGATTTCGTCAAAGGTGCTCTGCGGCATTGCTTCCACATTTTGCAAAGCAATCTCCAGATACATCACCGGTGCAAAGCGAAAGTTTCCCTTTGCAAGGTTCACCGTCCGCACCTGACCGGCAAAATCATAGATTTCCGAAAACAGGTACGCATGGATTTTGCAAAGCGCCTCCACGCTTCCCGGCTTTAAGGTATCCAGATACCCGCTCTCAAACAGCTCCATCGCTTTTTTCTTGCTGATTCGCTCTTCCTCCCTCGCCAACTCTGCCGAGTTTGTCAGATGCAGCTTGTTTTCCAGCGCCATTCTGCTCCACACTCTCCTTTTCTGATTTTCTGCTCTTATTATACCACGAAGGGAAGCTCCCCTGCAATCATCCTTTCTTTTCCCGCAGACTAGATTCCTGCGCTGTCCCCAATCAGCTCTTTAAGCTCGGTGTACTGCTCCGGTGTAATCCTGTCAAAGAGCATAAAGACATCCAGTTTCGACTGCCAGTCCGACCTGTTCAAAGCGCCGGATGCCTTCTGTCTGATAATTGTGCGTTTCATCATTTCGTAGGTTGCCATAAATCATTTCTCCTTTGTTTTACATATTGGAAGCACGCAGGCTTTCAAGCATTAAGATTCTAAAATCTGTGTCGATGATGTTTTCGTCGAGCTTTGCCTGCACCTCGGCAAGACGTTTGTGGGTTTCTGCCAGCGGGTCGAAGGGCAGGATTTCCTCCTCCTGCTGGGTTTCGGGGTCGGTGCGGTAAAAGCATCCTTCTCGGTATGTATCGCCGATTCCCGCACCCAGCCCGTCCGGGATGGTGACGGCATTGCCAAAATCAGAGGCATTGCGCGGGTCGATTTCGATGATGTTTACGATGGTGTCGTTATCAATTACTGCGTGTCGCATGATTTCCCTCCTTTATGCTCTTGCATCGCGGATGATGACGATGCCTTGGGCACCTTTACTTTTTCCACTGCTCGAACCACCTCCTCCACCTCCATAACCGCCACCTGGACCGCCTCCCCTTAGACTTCCTGCACTTGCCCCATGTGCAGCTATTACAGGGGTTCCTTCTCCGCCTGGAGCACCTCCGTATAAATCTCGACCGCCACCACCACCGGAATAAAGCGCTCCTTCTGGTTCTCCAAATTCACGGGTTGTCCTTCCTTGCCCTCTTCCTCCATAAGAGTAGCTGCTTAAGTTCTCTCCGTTTCCTCCATCACTTCCACCCCTTCCTGCAGTTCCACTAGGATTAGATGGGTCGCTTTCTCTTTCTCCCCCACCTCCACCGGAACCTCCATCTCCTCCAATGCCATTAAGTCGTGTACTTGTTCCACCTTGTGCATACAAATTTCCATAATAGGATGTTCCTCCACTCCCATCTTCTCCAGCAGCACCAACATATATTTGTACCCTTTGATTTTTTTCTAAATTCTGTTTTTTGTGGGTCTGCGTATATCCTCCACCACCTCCACCTGCACTGCCACTACCTCCCCCGCCGACCAAAAAGACATCAATCTCTGCATCCGGAGAGAGCCATGTCAGCACGCCGGAGGAAAGGAATTTAATGCGCCAATGGTCGTTTTCATCCTTGACGAGGGTGTGATTTCCGGTATAGCTGTACTTCGGGTAGATTTCTGGGATGTAATCCTTCACAGCTGGTTCTTTGTACTTTCCGTTTTTGGCAATCGCATAGACAGCAAAATAATAATGGATGCTGTCCTGCAAATTGGATACCGTACAGCTTGTCCCTGTACCGCTGTACACCTGTGTTCCATCGTTCGGGTTTGCAGGTGCAGAATCAATCTTCTGGATGACCCTCACCTCTTGTAAGCTCTGCTGGGTCGGATTGGTCCACGTCAGGGTGGCGTTCCCTTTATTTCCTTCCAGCTTTAAGCCGCTGACCGGATTCGGAACATCGGAAGGCGTTGCACTTGCAATCGCGCCGGTGGCATCCAGCTGGAATTTGTTCTGGCTGTTGTATGCAAAGCCGCGGGCAAAATAGGTGTGCTCCCACTGCACACCCTCGGTATAGCTAAAGGTCGTGCCGGTGCCTTTGTAAACCTGTACACCATCGGTCACGCTGTTCGGTGCGCTGCCCTCCTTGACAATCAGCACCATGCCTGCAAAGTTTTCGTCCGATGGGTTTGTCCATGTAAAGACAATGCTCGGCGTTTCTCCTTCGGGCGTGCTCGCTTGCATATTGCTCACCTGCGCAGGCAAAGGTCTTGGTGCTCCGCCGCCGGCAGAAGCCCAGCACCGGCGGGAGGTTTTGTCAAAGTTGATGGTCACCACCTCGCCAGCCTTCCACGCATCATTGAGCGCCGGGTCGGTGCCCTGATAGAGGTTGTAGGCGGTGTCCTCCACCATGACCACATCGCCCTCGACAAAGGCGCGTGGCATCTTCAAGGTAATGGCAAAAATTCCGGCATCCCCCACCGGGAACAACGGCGCCACCTGGAAACTCCCGCCTGTTTCCAGCACCGTGCCGGAGTTGGAAAGGTTGGTCCAGCCCGGTGCCCGCTCTTCGAGCTTCTCAAAATTCTCTACCAGTTTCTGCACATCCGCAGCATCGGTATAATCAGGCAAATTAAGCCCTAAATACTTTCCCTGTCTCATATCTTCCTCCTATATTGTTTTTGAGCCCAGTCGGATATTCCCCCACGACAGCTCTTTTACTGCTCCCCAATTTGTATAACCGTCCAGCACCTCTCCCCACGTCTGGAATTTATACAGCACCTTGATGATAAGGTTTGCCGGAATCAGCTCGTACAGCATCTCATACAGCGGGGCAAGGTCAGGGATTTTGGTTGTCCCCCGATAGTAGATATAGATTACATACGGCTCGCCCTGTCGGTAAAAATCTCCCCATTTGCGCCTGGATGCGTTGTGCCAGCTTTTGTACTGCTCCTGCACCTGTTGCCATATCAGCTCCTGTGCATCCCACCACATTTCAATCTCCACCGGCACGCCCAGATAGGTCTCCACCACCCGCCGCAGGGTATCAAGGTTGATGACACCCCTTGCCCTTAGCTTTGCAAGGCAGGCGTTGCGCCGTTCCTCCAGTGTGCCGCCAATCGGTGGAGATACACCCAAAATCTGCTCCCAGCGGCTGATTCCTTCTGCATCCGCAAAGGTCACCGTTTTGTTGTCCACAATCCGCCTGATTTTGCCGTTGAGCGCATCCAGATAGGGATTGATTATCTTTGCCATCAGCTGGATGTCCTCCATATCCTGTAAAACCTCCGGCAGGTGGCTTACATAATCGGCAGGAATTTCATAAAATTTAGCCAACCGCTTTCACCTCTTTTAGGGTAACTGTCCCCAGCTTTGCCACCTCAAACTGCCCAAAGATTTTGCTCAGCATCACATTGCCGCTACTGTCGTTGAGCATTACCTGTGTTGCATCCCGGATTCCCAAATCAGCATCCAGAATCGCCGCGATTGCCTTTGAGTGGTAGATGGTGTCCTCCTCAAAAGGCAACCCTTCGATGTATGCTTTCAGCGCCGCTTCCACCTTCGGCTTTATCAGCTCAAGCTGTGCGCTTTCCCGCAGCTTCAGGGTGGCAGAGAGATTGATCACCTTTTCTGATACCGTTTTTACCTCCGGCTTGTGCCCGATGGGGGCAATTCCGTCGCCCTCCTCTTTTACAGCATCCTTCACCCGCTTGAGCAGCTCTTCCTGTGCCGGCTGCCCTCGCTCGTCTGTGATGATGATTCCCACACGCCCGGGTCCCATCACCGGCGCACCAAAGACCGCTACCTTGCCAACGCCCTCAATCTGCATGACCTTGAGCTTATAGTCCGCTTTGTTGCCACCGTATGGCTCCGAGCGCACATACAGGTAAAAGCGTTCCCGCAAGCTCTCGTCGGTTTCATCGTCCCTTGCCGGAACCATCGGGTCAGATGCCAACTTTGCATAGCCAAAGTTCCCTCCGATGTTGTCCACCGGCAACAGGGTATCCCGAGACCAGTTTCCTACCACACCGTATTGCTCGCACTCTGCCTTGTACTGCCCGATGTCGATGCGCTCGATCAGCCGGAAGGTCACCTCATCAATGGCAAATCTCGTTCCCAGCGGCACATCATAGGGTGCGTTTTTAGTATCAAAGATGGTGATTTTCCGCAGGGCTTTGGTCGCCGGCTCTCGGTTGATGCCAAAATCGTTTGTCACCCGGTCCAGCCATTGCCCGGTGGCAGTATCGGCAAACAGCTGCAAGCCCATCAAAAAGCCCAGCATAAAGTTTTGGCGAGCTAAAAAATAGGCGGACGGCGCAAGGGTGTTGTACATAATAGAACCCTCGCGTTTGTCCACCTTGTCCGGCACCTGCTCCAGCATATCCTTGATGATGTCGCCGTATCGCCATCCGTTATCGAATACTTGGTAGTTGGTTTCCAATGTTGAACCTCCTTTCAATCGGTACTGCACCGAAGATGGTGTCCACAGTAAAGTCCACCACTACCGATTCCCGGTCAAAGGTGTAGGTATAATCCCTTGTCCCCTTGATGCGGTCATCCTGTGTCAGCGCTTCGTCCAGCCTGCGTTGGATGTCCGCCTCCACCAGTGTCCTGCGCTTGCCCACAAGCTCTGCCAGCTCTACGCCGTAGTCGTAGGAGTAAATCTTATAATCAAATCGCTCCACCGCCAGAATCAGGAAGATTGCCTGGTTGATTGCCTCCACGCTGTCGCACATCCTGCGCCCCAGCCGTTTGTTTTCCAAATCCAGTTGATAGGTCACGCTGGTCGGTCGCTCCCTTGTCAGCCGACGGTATGTTTTTAGTACGCTCATCCTTCCTCCTCCGGCACCCGGTCGATGATAAAGTATCGGTTGGAGCCTTGCTTTTGCTGCACCATATACCGCTGTCCCGCCTCCATCTTGTCATATTCTACGGTAACAGGGATGCGGTCAAATTTTAATCTGGAAAGCTCCACCCTTTCCCCTGACTTTTTGACGATCAAAACCTGATTGTCCAGTTCCTCCTGCGTCAGGTCAAAGGAAATCCGCGCCTTGTATTTTTTCAGATGCTCCGGCACATTTACCATGTCCATTTCAATCTCGATTGGCTTGTCGTCCACCTTTAACCCTTTGCCTGTATAGGTTGCAAACACCGCATCGGATAGGTTTTGGTTTTTGATGTAATTGCCGACCGTTTGCTTGATGAGCCTGAGCAGCTCCGGTCCAAAATCTGCCATTATGTCCACTCTCCCCATCGTAGATTTAAGCTCATCGTGTGCTGGCTGCTCGTAAAGATATGGGTAACGCCTTCGACCACCATCCATGCACTGATGCTTTCTTGCTGTAACTCCACCTTGATGCCGCTGCCTGCGTGTACTCTGGTGTCTCCGATTGCATCCAGTTTTAAGGACTGCGCCTCTTTGTTTTTGAGAGCCAGCAGCATCTGCGCAAGCTGCTGCATCTGTGCATCGTTGCGGTCGGTGGTGACCTTTTCATAGTGCATGATTTTGCCCCATTTGGCGATATTGGCACCGTCCTGCGCCACATACACCTTCCTCACGCCCGCCTTTTCGTCGTCCTTTGCCAGCTTGATGTAGTTTGCTACACCGTCGTCGTCGATTGCTTTTTCGTATTCAAAGCCGGTGCAAAGGCTTTCATCCCCTATCACCAAAGGCAGTCGCAAGTCCAATGTGTCCACAAGGTCGAGCTGCCCAAAGTTATCAAACAGGGTGTACCAGTAACCGTTCAGCCCCAGATTTTCACGGATGGCATCATAGAGCATATCCAGGTGGCTTTTGCTGTCAAACAGCTTTTTGCTGAGATTGACCCCGGTGCTGTCGATGCTACCCAAGCGAATCCTGTCCCCGTCAGATACCGCAGCCGCTACCACATTGAGCCAGTCGCTCAGCGGCATTTCTTTGCGCAGGATGGTGTTGGTCGGCTTAAAATACCGCAGCTGGTCGGCACAGGTGCATTGAAAACGCTCCCGGTTGCCGCCAGTCCTCTGCAAATATCCGTAAAACATCGGTGCGCCATCGTATGTAAATGTCACCGTCGAGCCATTGGAAAAGCGCCTGCCGCCCTGTCTGGGATAGGTAAAGGTAAGGGTGCTCGCTCCATCGTTCCACACCTGATGCAGCCTGATATTGCCGGCAATGTCCGATAGCTCAAACACCCCTCCGGCTTGGCTGTCCATGATGAGCAGTTTTCCTTTTCCCATCCTCAGTCTCCTTTGCCGTACCTGGTTTTGATGTATTGGTCGTATGCCTGCTTTATATCGTTCCAACATTGCGCCGCCGGACTGTTCTTCCAGTCGGGTGCAATCTTGTCCCAAAGGTTTCCCCAGTTGATTGTGGGTGCCTCCACTAGCTCCCCGGTGATGTTATTGATGTAATAATCCTTCTTTTCCGTATCCATAATCGGCTTGTCCACCGGCGGGTCGAGCAAATCAATCTCCTTGCCCGTTTCCGTGTCCAGCAATGTCCCGTTGATGGGGTCATGTATCACTCCGTTGCCCGGATTATTGGAGGGCTTTAGAGAATTGTTCGGCTCATCTGTTTTGTCGTAAACCGTTTCGTCCTTTTTTATGACAACTTCCGGCTGTGTCGGGATTTTCCCCGGTCGCGGAATTTCCGGGATGGCAGTGTCCCGGATGGCAGCCGCTTTGTATTCCAGCACGTTTACCGCTACCTGATACACCCCGCCGTACTGCTCTTTTGCGGTATATCCTTTTAGCAACACCTGCTGAGACAGGCTCTTTTTCTCCCCGCGCACAATCAGCCGCACCGGCTCTTTGCTCCTTTGCAGCTCGTCGAGCTTGCTGATGATTTCGCCCGCTCGAGTAAAGCCCTTGCTGTGGTAATGCTCGGGGAAATCCTGCAATCGACATTCCCAACTCCATTTTTTCAGGTCGGGGTCGTCCGCTTTCGGAAAGTACCCTGTGCCGATGCCGTTGTAGACAATCAGCTCCCGGGAGCCGGAAAAATCAAAATCGGTGACCCCGTAAAAGTAAATATCGTCTAAGTACACATCGTACATCCGTACTCCTCCTAATACACGCCGTCCGCAGCCGTTTCCACGCTGGTCCGCAGGCTTTCCAGTGCAAACTCTGCAAACTCATCAAAGTCGGCTGTTTTCTCGATGGTCGTGCCGTTAAAAATCATCTGTGGGGCAAGGGTCGCTGTCGAGAATTTTGCAAGCCATTTCTGCCCCTGGATGTCCAGCAGATAGCGCATGGACTCTTCTTCGATTTCTACTTCGCCTTTTACTTTGATGGGTGCAGAGTTTGCAACCTCGACCGGCAGCTTTGCTCCAGCGGCGGGAAGATTGGCAGAAAGGTCGGCAAACTGCTTTTTGGCGCTTTCCATATCCATCTCCACCCCAGCATCAATCTTTTTGGATACCGCCGACATGGCAACCATGCCGCCTACTAGTCCAGCAACCGCCGCAGTTAGTTGGAGAACATTCCCGGTCGTCAGCGCCGTTACTGCCTTGAAGATTGCCATTGCTGCCGTTGCGGTCATCTGCACGCCTTTGTACACAATGAATGCCGTCGCACCGCCCAAAACCGCAGGAGCCAGCCAGTTGAGATTTTCCGCTACCCACGCGATTCCGCTGCCAATCAGCTCCATTCCGTTTGCCATCAACGCAATAAACGGCTGATATTTTCCAGCGTCCATCTCTGCATTTAAGCGCCGCATGGTGCCCGCAAGAGTTTCCATCGCCGGTGTCGCACTCTCTGCAATCGCTGTTTTGAGGTTGGATGTAAAGATATTGGTTTGGGTCGTGAGGTTGTCAAAGTTTGCGTCCACAACCTCCTGCGTAGCTCCAAATCGGTTAAACATCTGGTCTACATAGTCGAGCATCCCTTCGATGTCACCGGTGTTTGCAAAGTTTCGTATCATCTCGCCGGAAAATCCGCTCATGTTAAAGCGGTCTTTGATGCTCATGGTGTCACCGGATAAAAGCTCCCGCATCGCAAAGACTGCGCCCTCTGCACCCTGTGTCGGGTCTTTTGCATACAAGCGTTCGGTCAGCTTCATCATCCGCTCGAGCTGGTCTGCGTTTTTGGTATAAGCACTGTATGCTGTCACCGCATTTGCAAGATCCTCCCGCCCTAAAACGGACACCTTGGCATAGGCTGATACATAATCATACAACGCGCTTCCGGCAGCCCTGCTGTTTAAAAGCGCCTGAAAGGTGGTTTCCTGCACCTTTTGCATGGCGGACAGGTTGATGGCATCCATCGTCCCTTTCCATGCTTTGCGTGCAGCGATACCTACTGCTGCAAAGCTGGCAGCATCACCAATTAAGGAACGCACCCCGGACGAGCCTGCGTTCCACCCGTCCACGCCTCCCTGATGGTCTCCTAACTTTTTATAAGCCTGCTCGGTGCCTGCGATGGTATCGTTTAACTCCTCATGCCCTTTTCGCGCCCGTTTGGTCGCTCCTACTGAGGTGTCGCCAAACGCATCCGCCGCCTTGGACGCATCTTTGGTATTGGACTTTACCTTGTAGAGCTCTTTGGAGATGTTTCTGAGCACAACACTGCCGTCATCCTTGATTTGAAATCTCGCATCCAATGTCTGTGCCATCACTCACCCCTCCTCACCTCTGCCGCAATCTCGTCCGATGCTGCCAGAAAAGCCTTTTCCCGCACCGGCAGCAGATAATATTGCTCCGGTAAAATATTGTGGTTTTGCAGGGCAAGGTGAGCTTGCAAAGCAAACGCATCCCCACCCTGCTTAATCAGTTTTTTGCTTCTTCTTTAAGCGTATGGAAATCCAGTGACGCCTGATTGTGCTGATTGTAAATCCTAACCAGCTTGGCAAGCTCGCCATCTGTCACCAGCTCCAGCAGGATTTCAGAAGGGCTCATAATCTTGCCGTTGTGCTCCTGCGCCATAGCATCCACAATTTCTGCACTCTTAAGATTTGGCACTACCAGCGCCTCTGCGATATAGCGCGCCATTGTCTCCATTTCCGGTGCGCCCTCGCAGTCTCGGGAGATTTCCATACCCTCTTTTGCTTTAATCTGCCGCATCTCCCATTCCAGCGGATTTCCCTGCTCGTCCACAAAGGAATCAGAAAGCACAAACCGGATGTTTTCTTTCCTCTTTGGGTGCAAGAAATTCTTTAAAGTTTCCATCGTCGTGCCTCCTATTTCATTTCACTGATGATGTCAAAGTCATCAAAGGTTCCCTCTGTGGTGTGGGTAATGGCAGCAACCGATTCATCGTCCAGCATCCCCATCTCCAAATCTTTGAGGATGCAGTTGCGCAGCTGGTATTCGCCGCGCCCATGCACATCGTTGAGCTCGTTGTAATATTGGATGGTAATATCGGGGTAGATACCTGTTTCCTTCCACTGCTTCACCATTTTTACAAAGTAGCTGGTAGGACAATAGCTGACGGAAAAAGTCCCCTCCACGCGCCGCAAAGCGTGCTGGCTCATGCGCTCTCCGAGAAAGTTTCCTTTTTCCACTTCGCCTGTTAATTTTGGAGAAAGTTTTCGGATTTTGAAAACTGCCACCTTTTCGCCGCCTACTGTGGCGTATCCGTTCCCATCGTTGCCGGACGGGATGTTTGATAATCTTTCTTTTTTCATAGCTCACCCCTCCTATTCCGAAACGACAGTGAGATAGATTTTATCCATTGTGTCAACAACTCGCACACCGACAGTAACCGCTACACTGTCCCTGGCAGCATCCCCCATGCAGCTGACGGTCACATCGTCCGCTGCAAAGTCCTCCACATATCCATTGTTCAGGTAGTTTTCTGTAATCAGGCTAACGCACTTGCCTTTAATTTCGTTTCTGCCGTCCCTGTTGTTGCGGATTTTGCCGATTGCCTTTTCGTCCAGCATCTTTTTGAGGTCTGCTGTGATGGCGCGCAGGGTGCGGATGACAAGGTTTTTACTCCAGTCCTCCGGGTGCTCAGCGTCAAAAGTGGTCAAGCTGTTGATGTCACTGAGGACACAAATCTTGCGGTGCATCTCCACAAAGAGAATTTCGCCTGCCGCTGTTCGGGTCTGCTGCTGCCACCTGTCTAAGGTTGGGTTTACCCGAATCCAATGGTCCACCTGATAGTGTGTGGCAGATTTCTCAATGCCGCAGCCTGCCTGGATTCCTGCCATGGTCGCACAAGCCTCTGCTGCCGTCAAATCATACTGCGCTGTGCTGCCGCCAACGGTGTTGTTGATGATGTTGACCCCTTTGGCAGCCGGATTGTTCATGACTACCTGGGTGTAAATCCCCGCCTGTTCCAGCTCCTCCGCAAAGGCTGCATATTTACCCTTTGTTTCTGCATCGGTGCCGGTGTAGCAGAGCACATTAAATTCATGCTTGCGGATTTCCTCGAAAAAAGCATCATACCCTGCTGCCGCGGTTATTTCTCCATTGCTGCCGCTGGTGAGGGTGATGGTTTTCGCTTCCAGTGTGCCGGTGCCCTCGATTTTGATATACGAGTTTGGAATAAAATCCCCCGGCTTTGTCACTGCCTGGGCGTCCATCTCCCGAGTGCCCAGATAGGTGCGGATGATAAAAACATCTTTGTCCTTCTCCACAGTGATTTTGATGTCGTTTCCGCGGATGCCGGGATAAATCGCTTTCGCGGTGATGCCCGCCGCCAGTGTGCCCTGTGCCGGCTGTCCCTTTTTGGCATTCAGGCGATACAGCAGCAGTGTTCCTGCGTTTTGCATCACCTCGCGGACCAACTTGAGCTTTGGGTCGGTCAAATCGTAGCCCAAAGGGGCAATCGTGCTGTTTCCTCGCAGCAGTGTGGTCAGCGGCGCACCCCAATCAAGGTCGAGCGCCATTGCCACGGTTCCGCGCGCAGACAAGGCTGCATCTCTGTCACCGGCGATGATGTTTGCATATACGCCGGGCAAAATCTGTTTAACAATCGCCATGCTCTTTCTCCTTTGCAATAATATTTGTTTCTGCGTACTGAATCAGCGGTGCATCGTCTGTGCGCTGCTCCCATACGCTGACGGTTCCTGTGATGTTCACAATCCCATCCACCGTTTTGCTCTGTGCGTTGTAGATGGTATAAGGGGAGGATACCCCCTCAATCGGTCGGATGCGCTCTATATTGTCCATGATTCGGACTGCGGCATCCTGCTGTTCGCTTGTGGCATTTACCTCCTTGCTGATGTAGGCAAAGTTTACCGCCAAAGTCCACTCGGCAAAACCGTCCAAGCGCTTATGCCGTTGCACCTGAAACACCTGCACGAAGATAGCCGGAGGAATTTGCAGGATGGGTCTGCTCTGCTGTTGCGGCACAAGTACCACCGGCAGCTGAGGGAATTCTTTGCACAACTGTTCAGCGGCACTCAGTTGAAAACAGTCGATGCAGTTTAGTTTGTTTTGGTCGATTTTGTCCGTCAAAAAGCGGTCAAATCGTATGTTTTGATTTACCTGCATCACCACCCACCTCCTTGCTTGATATTCATGATTTCCTCATCGAAGTATTGCTTCATGTGCTCTTTTGCAAATTCCTCTCCCGCTTCCAGCATAAAAAAGCCGGTGCTGTATCCGACCGTTTTCCCGTTTCTTACAATGCGGTGCCCATAGTTTACATACAAGCCATACTCCACATTGTTGCTGTATCCGCTTTCCCAGCCAACTAAGGTGCGCTTTGCCGGATGCGGCTCCCATTGTCCTCGCAAATACCCGGTGTCAACAGGCGTTTCCTTTATTGTTTCGCCCATGCCTTCCAGCGCCGCCCGGTTGAGCACATTCTTTGCAGCTTGCTCGCAGTCGGCTTCCAGCTCTCTGAGTTTTCGCAGGAAATCATCAAAATTTTGAAAATAGATGGAATCGCTCATACAATCCCCCGCCTTTTGCACCGGCAGATGCGATTGATGTGATAGGCGTGGACTGTGCCCACATCGTACTCGCTCACACCGCCGCTGTGGGTGATTGTGAGCCGGTCACCCTCGCGGATGTCTGCATCCGGTGGGAAGTAAACGGTAAATTCCGCCGGTGCGGTTGCCACCTGCTCCCCTTGCTGCAAAACAGGCTTGCTGTCCAGCGACAGATGGCAGGGCAAAGCTGTGTAAGCTCTCTTTTGTTCCACCACATTGCCAGATAAAGCCACCCGATAAACATCCGCTCTGTCGTCATAAAACAGTTGCAGGGCAGCTCTGGCAGCCGCTACTGTATCCTTTGGAATCATGGTCGCACCGCCCCTCTGCGGTATCGGTTGAGGATTTCCCGGTTTGCCTCCAGCACCTGTTGCGGGCTTACGGGGATGGCATTGCTGTTTGCAACCGCTGCTGCCTCGCTTGTGCCGCTTGCAAAGTTGACGGTCGTGTCCCCCTCGGTGATGGATTTGACCGATTGCGCGCTCTGGACTTGGCTGTTTCCCATACCGGCAGCAATACCGGCGGATATGGTTTGCGCTACTGCCAGCTGCGCGCAGATTGGATAGAGCGCCCTTGGCAAATCATAACGGTGCAAATACGCCTTTAAAAGCAAAGCGGCAGCGGAGATTTGCTCAACCGCCGCTGCCATCTGCTCAGGGACCAGAGGATAAAGCCGGATAAAGGCAAGGATCCCCTCTTTTTGCTTTTCATCCATGCTGTTCCCCTCCTGTTACTACGCCTTTTTGGACTGGAGTTTCACCGCCAGCGTTTTGTCCAACGTTTTGACACCGCACAGCATATCAATCGAGATGGTGTCGGTTTTCTTGGTGATGTCGTATCCGTAGACAACACGCAGACCGAAGCCGTCGTAGTTTACGACCTCTGCTTTTGCGGCACCGTTTGGCAGAGCCAGAGGGCGGGTGACCAGTGCAAAGGCGTTTTTGTGGAAGGCAAGGTTCTGGATAATCTGCGAGCTGTCCTTCTGGACGTTCTGGTCCATGTAGGTATCAAAACCAAACTTTCTGCCGAGGGATGCCTCTCTCAGTGCAGTACCGTTGTCGCCAACCTTGTCCGCCTCGTGGAAGGTTCCCAGCTTCATGAAAGCAGCCTCGGTCAGCGGGTCGAGCACAAGTCGTCTGTCGCCCAGAGGAGCCTTTGCGGTGTTGAGCAGTGCGCCTGCATCCACAATCGGGTCGATAGCAGTCGGCAGAGCAGCCGGGTCACCGGCAACCGCAGTAACATCCTTGTACAGGCTCAGCAGCAGGGTATCAATCTTGTCGTTAAATGCCTGCATTGCCGGCACAAGAAACTGCTTGGAAAAGTCCTTGATGTCAAGGCTCATCTCTTTGGAGGTTACCGAGAAGGAGACATCCAGGTGGTGGCCCATCTTGATTGGAACGCCGGTTTCGGTCGCTTCCTGAATCTCGATGGCGCTGGTAAATTCCTTTGCGACAAAGGTTGCCGGTTTGCGCACGGTGATGGTGTCGCCCACCCCTGTGACAAACTCATTGGAATAATCTCGGTGCACCAGTTTTGCCATCACAGCGTTGTTTCTCAGCACCATCAAGGCTTCTCTTGCGATAATGCTTGGGGTCAGTAATGTGTTTCCCATTTTCTTCTCTCCTTATTTTTATTTCTGTCTTGAGCGTTCTGCAATGTAATCTTCCATCGAAAGGCTGCCTAAATCCGCTTTGCTATTGGGCGGCGTGCCTGCCGGTGGGGTGTATCCGCTGCCCGCAGGCTTTGTGGAGATGACATCTGCATACTCGGTTTTTGCAGCAGACACCAGATTGTCAAAATCCTTTGCCCTGCCGCTTTCGTCCAGCTCCAACGACTTTGCATCAAAGAGCTTGCTTGCCATTTCAAGCGCTTTTCCGCTCAGACCGGCAGAGGTCAGGACTTTCCTGACTGCCTTTGCTTTGGCTGCCTTGGTTTCCTTTTCGGTCTGCTCGGTTTTAAAGTCCTCAAACTGCTTTTTGAGTGCTTTGTACTCCTCGCTGTCCTCTACCTTGATTGGTTCCGGTTTGTGGTCCTTGAGGGCTTTGTCCACTTCTGCTTTGGAAAAAGTGTCCCTCGTGCTTATGTGCTCATTGATGAGAGCATCTTCCAGTTCCTTCGGAAGCTCAACGCCGCTCTGCTTTGCGGCAGTTCTGACAAATTCTCTTGTAAATGCCATTTGTTTCATCCTTTCTGTTTTTGGGTGTAAAAAAACCGCCCTATGAAGGACGGTTTGATTATTGAATTTAGGATTATAACAGATTTACTTTTCCTTCTTCAATCGCTTTTTCTAACTGTTTCATTATTTCTTCTTGCCTTTGTATATCTTTGGGATCAGTCGATTCTTTTGCAACAATTACTCCTCCTGGAGCCCAATCACTCATTCTTGCAAGAAATTTATCGTGATCGTTCAGTTGTTCATACATTTTTATTTGTTCATCTTTCGACAAAGTCAGAAATTCTTTAAAGGTTATCATAAAACTTCCTCCATTTCTAAAACAAATACACCGTCTTGGAGTTCCATATTTAGCACACGAAAATGAGAATTTCGCCGGAAGAGAACTTCGCTTTCCGACTGATTATATTTTCGTATATCTCTTCCTGATTTCGATAGCATATTCAAAATAACAGTCGGCTTATCATGATAACCACTAATCGTTGAAGTAGATATATACTCTTGATAAATAACTTCTGTTCCACATTGATGCTCTTTTGCAAATCGAATTAGAGACTTCTTATCCATTACCAAACTACGAATCGCTTTTCCGTGATATTTCGGCATCTTCTCCAACGCGGAATCCAGATTTCTGACAAGCTCCTGCTGTTCCTGTGTCAGCTCGATCCCCTCACGCAAAGGAGCATTGATTTTATAACTGCCGCTGCTGATATACTCATTGAGCGCCCATTCTTCATCATCGGTTAGTGTCTGGTTTGCCTTCGATGGCTTTATTATACCACTTTCCGGCAACTTTTCAATATAGGTTTCATACCACTCCTCCTACTTCATGTCGGCAGGAACGGTAATCGGGTTGTCCTCTGCGTCCCTTGCTGCCCTTGTCATCCGGGCGGTGTCGGTCGTCGGGTAGTGTGGCACCATCTGCAATCAGCGCATCGTAGGAAGTAAACGGAAAGGCAAGAATCTGTCTTTGCTTTTTACTGATTGGCATTTTCTTCCATCCTTTCCGCCTCTTCTTTCAGCGCTTTTGTCAGCGGGTCCTCTGCCATCTGCTCTGCCTTGTTTGTGCTCATGGTAAATTTATCAATCAAAGTCCCCAGCGCCGTTGTAAGCTGCGCAGGGGTCGCCTTTGCAATCTTTTCGTCATCCAGCAGCGCATCCAGATATTTGTCCATGATGCTGCACACCTTGTCCCGCTTTTGTTCCATGTGCTCCAGAAGGTCGGCGGTGTTCTGCTCTTTTTTAAGCTCGAATTCTTTCGCAATCTCCGAATTAGACGAAACAATTTTGCGAACGGTATTATCCGAAACCCCGTGTGCCTTTGCCACAGCACTGTAATTTTCCAGTTCCATATAATCAGCTAAAATTTTCTTTTTCTCTCTATCCGTCAAACGCTTTGCCATTTCTGACCACCGCACCCTCTTTCGCATTGGATTTTTTGCTGTATATCTTTTGTATCACCGTCCAAAACGGCATAAAAAAAGCCGGAACTCATCATCTGAATCCGGCTGATAATATTAAATTTTCCGCATAAATAAGCCATTTTTCTTCAAAATCTATTGACATACCGCAACCAGTATAATATAATAGAATCAATAAAGGAAGGTGAACCAAGTGGAAAGCAAAATAAAAGAGCTCATCAAGTTGGTGGCACAACTCGAAGAGCTCACGATAAGAATCATCAGCTTGGTCGGCTGGATTTTAATTCTTATCAAACTTTTCCGTTAAGGGTTGGGGCGCAAGCCCCTTCCCTTAACCTAAGTATACCAAACCGCTTTCCAAATTGCAACCATGAAAAAAGATATTTTTAAACTTGTAATTGAATTACTGACTCTTGCAGGACTTTTATTTGCTCTGTACTTCGTCCTTCGTTCGTTCTTTTAGGAGGTGCTTTATGGGAAAAACATCCACGCAGGTCAAACAGCGGTATTTGGACAAAGCCTATTCTCAAATCGCTGTCCGCCTGCAAAAAGACCTTGTTGCTCAGTGGGAAGATGCACTCAAAGCCGACGGTATCAGCAAGGCTGAGTTTATCCGCCGAGCAATCACGGAATATTTGGACAGTAAACAAACTGCCAATCTATAACATTTGGGAGGTCATCACACATGGAAACAAAGGACATTAAGCTTTCCCCCAAAAAAGGAGGACATGGTCATATCACCAGCTATTCGGTCAATCTGGGCAGCGCAGAGGTCCGCTCCTGCGGCTTCCTCGATGAAAACGGTTCCCCGTTGCCGGTCGAAAAGGTGATTGACTGCGAACATCATCAAATCATCATTCGCTTAAAATAATCCCATACAAAACTCTTGAAGGCAGGTGAAAAAAGTGGATGAAACCACATCCACAAAGAAAATGAAAATCAAAACACTCCGTATTTTGCTTATTGCTCTGGTCGTCCTAAACATTCTCGACGGGGATTTTACAAATCCGTCCGTTTTGGATGGAATCAAGTTTATCCTGCTGGCTGTCTGCCTGATTTTATCCTTCAGAAAGGAGGAAAAAAGCCATGCTTAAACTTCGAGAAATCCGCAAATCAAAGGGTCTGAGCGTGCCGGAGCTGTCGCGCCAAAGCGGTGTTCCCAAGCGCACCATCGAGGACATCGAAGCCCGCGGCGACTGCCGTATCTCAACTGCCTTTGCTTTGTGCAAGGCAATGCAGATTCCCCTCGATGAGATCTACGAACCTGACCCCGAAGCCGAATAGCCTTCAACAGCAAACCCGCCTGTCTTTATGATGGGCGGGTTTGCTTGATAGGTGTATCTTTTCCCCATTAGTTTCCCCCTCCATGCAAATAAGCCTCCATTGCTTCAAAGTCCAGCGTTCCGGTCACCGAGCTCTGTGCTTTCTGCGGTGTGCTGTAAGCGTTTTTCTCCCATGTTCGGATTGCAGCCCTCCAGTCACTCATCGGGTTTTTGCCCACCTTCCAGCCGTTCGCTTCATAGTAGTCGATAAAGCGGTTGGCATCCACACTGTTGCCCCTCTCCCGGCAGTATGCCTGGACCTCCTCGATTGTTGGTTTCACAAAGCGAGCGCGGGCGGGCTTGTCCGCCTTTTTCTTTTTCTCTATCTCTCTATCTATATCTTTATCTATATCTATATCTATATCTGTGTTACACGATGTTTCCAGTGAGTTACCCTTTGTTTCAAGCGTGTTACTCCCCGTTACACTATCGTTACATTGTAACGCTTTTTTGCTCCGAAACGCTCTAACCCGCTCGGCTGATTCATTTTCAGAGCCGATACCCCTCAAGGCTTCTGGAAGCAGATAGGTGCCGCTTCCAGATTCCTCTATCAATCCCTGAGAGGCAAGATATGAGAGAGTAACTTCCACATTTTCCGGTTCCTCATTGAGTTTGAGGGCAAGCTCCTCGCAAAAGGTAGGTTCAATGCCCTCATACTCAATAACGCCCTGATTTTTGATAGAGAGTAGCTGCATCTTGAGGTAAATTACGGTGTATGTATCACCTCCGGCAATCTTGCGCAGTTTCTTAATTCTCGGGCTATCAAAGTAATCCTCTTTGAGTTTAAGCCAAAAAAATCTCTTTGCCACTCCCTCTCCTCCTAGAACGGTAAATCTTCATCGTCGGAAGAAACCTCAGAAAAATCATTCATGCCCATCTGCTGTGGGGGTGGCAGTTGTGCGTTGTATGTAGCTGCCTGATATGCTGCCGGTGGAATTGCAAAGCTGCTCGAAAACTCCCCTTCCTCCGGCATCCCATCCGCCGATGAGCGGTTCGATTTCTCTCCGGTGAAGTGCCCCTGCGATACCAGCACCTCAGTTGCTGTACGGTTGTTGCCTCTTTTATCGGTGTATTTTCTGGTCCTCAGTGCCCCCTCCACCAACAGCAGCGAGCCCTTGTGAAACCACTGGGAGATAAACTTGGCAGTACCCTCCCATGCCACACAGGTGATAAAATCCGTTTTCTTTTTCTCCCCGTACCCACTGTCTACGGCAAGGGAAAAGCTCAGAACTTCCTTTCCGCTCTGTGTAAATTTCAGTTCCGGCTCAGCAGTCAGTCTGCCCATCAAAAATACCCTGTTCATCCTATATCCTCCATTTCAATTTTTTACACAGAAATTCATCCAACCGAATCCCGCACAGGTGATATTTTTTATCAAACGAGGCTTGCCCCACCTGATCCACCTCCTGATGATGCTGGCGGCACAACGGCTGTACTAGCTGCCCCAAATGGTGCATCTGCCGCCGATCGCGCCCCATCCCCACCCGCTCCACCTCGTGAATATCTGCCTTTTTGCCGCAGATTGCACATCTCCGGTGCGCCACACAGGAGTATAAGTACCGCTCAATATCCTCGCACCGATTGAGAAGGCTGTCCCTGCATGGGATTTCGTGCTCTATCGCCAAATCAATCAGGTAGGAAATAAATTCTCTTGCCGTGCTCACATCACAGCTGGAAAGGCTAAAGAGGTTGATGTCTAACAGCTCGCAGTAGTGATATTCCAGCTGGTGCCGCACAGCCTCGGTGTCGGTGGTGTCGATGAGGTACAAAAGCTGGAGCTGTCGCAGCACTTCCCGGTACTGCCGCCTGTCCTTTGCCCAGGTTGCCCAATCTGCAATATCCCGCACCATAGCAAAGATTTTTCGCCTCTGCGCCGGGGTGATGGTGCGACCATCTGTCAGCTGCACCTCGCACTCGGTAATTTCCTGCTTCTGTAACAGCCCAGCGTCCGAAAAAGGCACTGTTATGCTCAATGTCCTCCCATCATAGCCGCTGATATACCCTTTCATCAGCACTGCTTACCACCCCTTGATTGCTTCGATCAGGCGTTTTACCTGTGCCTTTGTGAGGTTCTCCGGTATGTTGCCCATGCTCTGGCGTGCCCACTGTGCCATGATTGGCTTGTCCCTTCCCTTGTCAGCACCTGCCTTGTAAAACTCTGCAATCAGTTTCTCGTCCGCCTTCTCTCTGTGCGGCTCTGTGTCCCTTGTGTACTTCGTTTTATCTGCCTGCCAGTAAACATCCGCCGCAACGCCCAAAGCCTTGCACGCCACGCTCAGGGCGTCTGTGAGCGCCATCTTATAACACTCGTCGCTGGTATACATTCCGCTTTTTTCTTTTGCTACAAAACTGTTGCCGCCGATTCCGGGGATTGGCTCGCTCCACCCCTCCCCAATCTTGTGATACAGATTGATAAGTGCAAAGGCAGCGATTTCCCCGTTTGCACCCTGCTCTGTCCAAAGCTTTTCGATGGTGTATTTCCAGCCAACGCCGCATGGTCCAAACTGCTCCGTTAGAGCCTTGATTCGCCACATCGGGTTGATGTCGCTCTTCCCGGCAAGCCGACCGGCTTTGATTTCTTTGAGCGCCTCTGGCGGCGGTGTCCGCACAGCGTTGTATAAGGTCATGTTGTCGCTCACAGTGATTCCTCCTCTGTCTCAAAAACCAACGGGCATCGTCCATCGATGCATACATCCGAGAAAGGTAAAATCTGCTTTGTCAGCTCACACCGTTCTCTTAATTTATCAGTAGGGTCTGTCTGGCACATCTGGCAGTTTCGACAAACCAGTGTATTTTTTGGTCCGTGAATCGGAAAATAAAAATTTAGACTTCCAAGGCTTGCCTTGATATATGTATCTATTTTCAAAGCAACTTCTCCTTTACAAACTGCAAAAAGAAATCATCCTCTTTGCAAAACTCCACTTTTTGATTTTCCAGATCATCATGCTGTATGGGATTTGTCATTTCTGCTGCGTATCCAGCTTTAATAATCCGAAGCTGCTCTTCACGATCGGCATTTGCAAACATCCAGTTCGCATAAAAATCCCACTCATTTTGCCGGACATATTCCCCTATAAAATCTGCACCTTGCAATTCCAGATATTCCACTTCACAATCCCTGCATATCCTCTCCCCGTTTGCAAATTCAATCAGTTCATGTACCGGAACCATCTGCTTACATTGTGCACAGTAGCCCTTCTGTGGTTCTCTGCACTGTGGGTCGTGAAATTCTTCCCCCACGCTCATCCCATTTTCAACCATTGATTTTTTCATCTCTTTCTGTTATCATACAAGTACCGTTTATATTTTCTTTTGCCGCTTGCAGTCTGCTACACTGCCGGCGGCTTTTTTTATACCTTGCCTCTGGCTCTCCCGCCCTTGATGTCCATACACATCCGGCGCAGGTAAGAGGACCTGAAATTTTCATGTAGATGCCGCACCTCGGTGTAATAGATGCGGGCGTTGCGCTCGTCTATGTAGTCATACGCAATCTTGGTAGGACAATCCGCACACTCCTCCGGCATCCCCTGCCATCGGCAGTGCGCGCAGGTTTCTCGGTATACCTTTCCCGGTCCGCTCTTCATCCGGCTCGCCTCTCGTTTCTTGTCTTGCGCTGCATCTCTGCCTTGATTTCTCGGGATTCCTGCCGGGCGCAGATCACCTCAATCACCCATCCGGCAATCCCTGCCAAAATCAAGCCGCCAAACAGCAGCGCACTTCCTATAAATGCTGTAATGCCAATCATTTTTGATTCTCCTTTGTGTTTGTAAAATAGTCCTCAATCTCCGCCAGCGGAATGTTGAGCAGCTTGCAAATTTTGATTGCATCTATCACCGGTATGCGCTCAGGATTGCGCAGCCAGCCGCTCACCGTTTCCCGGCAGTGATATAGCGGCTCGGCAAGTGTCCGCGAGTTGTACCGGTTTTCCTCCATTTTCTCGGCAAGTTTTGGATGCCATTTTGGTTCTTGCATCACTCATCCTCCCTTGCAAAGTACTTGTGCATCTCCACTAGCTCAATATCCAGCAGCATGCACAATTTAGCAGCTTCGCACACTCGGAATTTCCACGGCTGGCGAAGTTTCTGCGATACATAATCTGCACTTCTTCCCAGCTCTTTGGCTAGCCTCTGGATGCTGTATCCGCGTTCTGCCATCTTGCCTTTTAAGAGATTAAGCATCAATCTTCGCCCTCCCGCTTACAAACAGATTTACAAAGTACACCTGCCCCTTGCCTGTAACCTTCGGGGTTTTGCTTACATGGATGTGCCCGTCACTGTGGGTGATGGTAGTTTCTTTAATCTCAAACAGCCCCATCTCCATCGCCCTTTGCGTTGGCATATTGTAGTCGCTGCCCTGCCGGCGGATTAAATAGCCGTTGTTTCGCAGCCACTCAAACAGGCGGTTCTGCCCAATGTTGATACCGTTCTGCTTGAGCAGCTTTGCCAGCTCGCCAATCAGGATGGATGTTTTTGCAGCTTCCACCGACTCTGCAAACAGCACCTTCGGCTTTTGCTCTTCCATTTTTACTTCCAGAGCCATGCGCTTCTCCTGCTCGGCTTTGAGGTTCTGCGCTAACTGGATGAGGGTATCAGGCTTTAGCAGCACCTCCTCCAGCTTGTCCGGTGTCATGTATGCGCCGTGCTTTCTGATGCTTGGGATGACCTCGCTTGTAATCCAGCGCTTAAACTGTTTTGCGCCCGGCAGCTTACTCGACAGCACCAAACTGTATAAGCCGGATTCGTTGATGATGGTTGGATATTGCAGTATTCCATGGGGGTCGGGAAACGCTACCCCCTCCCCTTGATATTTATCTTCCGCATCAATATGCCGAGATAATGCATCTTTGGTATTGCTGTACCCCAACGCCGCCGCCACATCTTTCCCGACAAACCACGGTTCGCCGTTCTTCTCAATAGTTCTAATTTCCCCGAATTTAGGGCTGTTAAAAATCTGCAAGTCGTTCATTTAATCTTCCTCCACACACTCTAGTTTTACTGTTTTTCTCATTTCCTCGAATTGCTTAAGGTCGCTTTCCTGCACCATATAGCTTTTACCAATCTTAAGTGCGGGCAGATTCTTTTTGCGAATCCAATCGTATACAGTAGTGATTTGCACCTCGTATCTGTTGGCAACTTCCTCGCATCGATAGAGTTTTTCCATCCATATTTACCTCCTGCTCAGGGACAAAATAGCCAAAAAAACGACCCTTCCCCTTCTTATTTGTATAAGATGACTATCAGACAGCCTTATAAAAAAATATCTTTGTTGTTTATTTTAGTTGAGCTTACTTAAGTTTTGTTATATACTTAAGTTGCGATAAATAATAAACAAAGCTAAAGTAAACTTGATGTTTTTATAAGGTTCCTTAAGTACAGCCCTATAATACATCAGTTTTCTTAACTTATCAAGGCTATTTACTTAAGATTTTTTAAGTATTTTGAACTTTGTGAAAGGTTGACAAACTATGTATGAAATTTTTGCGCAACTTTGCAAACAACATGGAGTAACTCCATATAAAGTATCGAAGGAAACAGGAGTGTCCCAGCCAACCCTCAGCGAGTGGAAGAAGGGAACCTATACACCAAAGCAAGACAAACTGCAAAAGATTGCTGATTACTTTGGAGTAACTCTCGATTACCTGATGGGCAACACCCACGCTAATGAACAAACACCCCCAGAAACGCAAAAAGCGCCCACCCTTAATAAAAAGGATGAGCGCGATATTGCAAAAACTCTGGAGCAATTAAGAGAAACTCTCGAAAATGAAGAGGGTTTGATGTTTTACGGTGACCCGATGTCGAACGAGGCAAAAGAATCTATCCTTGCCGCTATGAAACTGGGAGTGCAAGCCGCCAAACTAAAAAATAAAGAAAAATACACTCCTAAGAAATACAAAAAGGACTGAACCGATGATACAGGATGCAAAGCTAATGGCACAATCTCTCATTTCCCGCTACACTACTAATAACCCTTTTGAGATTGCCGATGCTCTCGACTACATTGTTTTGTTTGTCCCCCTGTGCGGGATCCGAGGCTTCCATCAGTACATTAAACGAAACCACATCATCTATATTGATGATTCCCTTAGTGAGGAGGACCAGCGCTGGGTCTGTGCCCATGAGCTGGGACACATCTTCCTGCACCCTCACCTCAACAAGCTGTTTATGGCAAACCACACCTATAATGTACAATCAAAGTATGAGCAGGAGGCGGACAAATTTGCCGCTTGTCTCTGCTACCCTGCTGATGTACTGGCAGAGGAGTATGATGGATGCACTACCGCTCAGATAGCGGAGATACTCGGTTTGCCACTACCTCTGATAGAATATGCTGCAAAATAAAAAAAGCCCCGCTCAGACCGGTTCTCTGAGTGGGACAACAAGAAAATTGCGCGGTTCCGTCACACAACCTTCTCGAATTCTATTATATCAGATTGGCACAAATTGTCAATCAGAGGAGGTTGTTATGGGTAAATGTAAGCGATGCGGTCGTAAAGGCTTTTTCTTCAAAGTTAACTCAGATGGATTATGTAAAAATTGCGAAATCCTTGAGAAATTGGAAAATGAAGAAAAATTTCTAAATGAAAAAGTATCAAACCTTTCTTCAAAGCTATCCGATCAGGAAAAGCTTATGAAGGAACTATCTGATCAGGCTAAAGAAGCTGCTCTGGCTGATATTGAAGAACTGCTTTCTCAAAAAAATGAAGAACTGCAAAAAGCACAAGCAGATCTGGAGTCCGCCAATTTGGCTATGGAAGAAGCCTCAAAAAAGGAATCCCGCTCCTTAAAAACATACGAAAATACTTCCCAAAAAACAAAACAGCTTTCCAGACTAATAAAAAGTATCCAGTACGCCTTAAAAAAATATTCTACTTTAGAAATATCTGACGCTAGTGTTTCTCTTCCCGATTTAGAGGATGAGTTGAAAGAGTCTCTCTCCAACTGTTCAACTGAAACTACACTGCATGGATGTTCGTCAACTAAAGAAAGAATATAAAAATATTCAGAAGCAAATTCAAGAGGTATTACAAAAATACGAAAAGCGTTATACTACTAAAGCAAATCAGGCAATATACCGTCTGATGGTTCTCGCTCTGGAAGCTGAGATTCAGAACATTCTGTTTAATCTTCGATTCGAAAAGCTCGACCAATCAATCGAAGATGTTAAACAAATGACTCAAAAATACATGGTAATTGCTTCTGAAGGAAATCAAAGTATTGCTCCAACTATGATTGCTTTTATCGGGGAAATAGAATTTTTATTTATAGAGGCAGTCAAGGTTGAATACGAATACTACAGTCAAAAAGAAAGAATCAAAGAAGAACAGCGTGCACTGCGAGAACAAATGAAACAAGAAGCTGAAGAACGTAGGATTTTAGAGCAGCAGAAAAAACAGGTCGAAAAAGAAGAAAGTAAATACAAAAATGAAATGCTTTCTCTTCAGTCTCAACTTGAAAATACTGTGGGGGATTCTAAAATTCAAGATTTACAAAGACGATTGGAAGAGCTTCAGCAACAATTAAATGCTGTTCAGGATAAAAAAGAGGATATTATTAGTCGACAAAACGGTAAGGCTGGTTACGTATATGTTATTAGTAATTTAGGGTCCTTTGGAGAAGATATTTTCAAAATCGGTATGACCCGTCGCCTTGAACCGCAAGATCGTATCAATGAACTCAGTAACGCCAGCGTTCCCTTCCCATTCGATGTTCACAGTTTTATTTTCTCTGATGATGCCGTTGCGTTAGAACATAATATTCATATGATCTTAAATAACGACCGAGTAAACAAGGTGAACCTTCGAAAAGAATTTTTCCATGTTTCACTTGATCGTATTGAATCCCTTGTATATGAATTACAACCTACTGCAGAGTTTAATCGTACAATGTTAGCAGAACAATACAGCCAAAGCTTGTCTATGTCTGAACCTGTTTCCGAATTATCTTCTTTATCCGATGTTGATGAAGACGATCCAGAAAACGAATAAAATCAAAACAAAAAAATTGCCCCCTGTGTTGGCGCACAGAGAGCGATCCGGTTGCTCCACCAGGAGCGTGCATGATAAATGTACCATCATTATTATAGCACTCTTTTGGTGGGCTGGCAACTGCATACCCAAAAAGGAGTGTATTTTTTATGCCAAAGAAAAAACTTAGCCCACCAGTGTGGGACGAAAAAAATCAGCGTTGGGTGAAAACTGCGTACTGCAATAATCTCAAGAAAAACTTTTACAGCAAAAAGAAAGGCGCTACCACAGCAGAGCGGGAAATCACAGCAGCCATCAACGCCTGGAAGGAAAAGATAGAAGGGCTCACCGGATGCGGGAAGCTCACGCCTATGTCGCGCGTGAAAGAGGTATACGAAGATTTTAAAATTGATATAGAAGCTCGCACCAGTAAAGCAAACTGGCATACAGTAGAATGGCGCTTTGAGTCGTGGATTCTGCCGGTTATCGGCAACATCTCCATCCTCGATCTGAATGATGGCATCCTCCAAAAAGTGATAAACAATGCATATGCCAAAGGCAATCTATCTCACAAAACTCTACGCAATATGCGCGCTGATATGGCAGCCTTTTTAAAATTCTGCCGCAAAAATCAGATAACATCCTATCACCCGGAAGATATCGATATCCCCAGAAGTGCCGGGCGGCAGGAAAAGAAAATCTTGCAGCCTGATGATTTAAAGGTACTATTTTCCGTTGATACATCTATCATTAATAATCAGCGCGTACTTGAGCCGTATATCTACGCTTTCCGCCTCCAGGTGCTCCATTGTCTGCGCCCTGGCGAGGTTGGAGGGCTTAAAAAATCTGATAGAGTAGGCGATATTGTGCGAGTACAGCGCTCCATCAATAGCGAGAAAGAAATCACCAGAGGCAAAAACGATAACGCAGTCCGCGCCTTCCAGCTCTCAGAACTCGGGAAAGAGTGCTGGGACAAGCAAGTTGCCTTATCAGATTCCGAATGGCTTTTCCCGGGCTTTGTAACAGATACCTACCGCAAACGCTTGCGCTCATACTGCCTATCTAATAATATCACGCTGGTAACTCCCTATGAGCTCCGACATACATCTTTTTCGGTGATGCAGGCCTTGCCGGAAGGACTCGTAAAATCCGCCGGTGGGCACTCTCAAAACATGGATACTTTCGGTGTGTACGGGCATGAGGTACAAGGTGATATGGACTTAACAGCCCAGCTTGTGCAGGAACGATTTGATAAGCTTCTCGGGAAATAACCCTTGATTTTGATGGTGTTTTTGATGGTGGATTTTCCAACTTATAGAGCGGTTTTTATCCGTATATGATTTTTAATCCCTAAAAAATCGGCATAATCAAGCCAAAAAACAGCAAGTCAATTTGTATGCTGTTGATTTAAAGCCGGTCCGAATCCCGCCAGCCCAGCCAAAAAAAACAGAAACCCAATTTTGTGGGTTTCTGTTTTTTATTTAAATCAAAGGGATTTTTCCATCTTCCCCATTCGTATGCACAGTATGCCCTCTGCCTGCCGTTTCATCACCATCAAAAAGCAGGCAAACACAAAGGAACGCCGGAGGACCAACATAAAACCATCTTTTGATGACAAACAAAAAAGCACCTTAAAAATCATCGACTCCTCCATTGCAAGCTGCGAAAAGGTCAGAGGAAAACTCAAGGAAGGCTCCTCTCAGCTCTCTTTGAACACCAACCGCCTACAAGCGCTGTATCTTGCAAAAGAAATCCTACAAAACACCGACAGCCAGCAAATCGAACAGGCACTCATTCAAATCACATCCATCCGACGCAAAAGTGAAACCGGACTTGCTCACGCAAAATCAGGCTCGGCAACCTATACCCGCTTTCGGCGACTGGTAGAGGCTATGGATGTGGTCTTACAGGGTCTGGAAACAGCAAAAAAGAAAAAGGACAAGCTTTAAAAAGGCTTGTCCTTTTTTGTTTGTCAACAGCAATGACTCACAGCAGCAGCGGCGGCGGTTCCAGCCGGCTGCGCGGCAGGGTGATGACCGGAGCTGCCAGATACTCCTCAATCACCGGCAGATACCGCTGGCGCAGCCTCTCCTCCAGTTCAGAAAGCTGTGTTCCCGTCTGCTCAAGCTGCTGCATACGCAGCTGTGCCGATTGCAGGGACACACCAAAGATGTCGCACATATCCTCTGCGTCCCGAAGTCTGCCGCGGTGTATCAGTTCCCCTGTCGCTGCCGTCGGCATCAGCAGGCTAGCGGCAAAGGCGTTTGCCTCCGCCTCCTCCCGAACACCGTCACAGCTGTGGCGGCAGCAGATGTGCCCCAGCTCATGGGCGATCGACCAGCGCCTGCGGCAGCTGGACAGCACCTCCCGATTGTATAAAATCAGATGCCGCCCATACACTGCATACGCCTGACAATCGCGGCTGTTCTGAGCCATAAAATCCTCCGCGGAGCGTCCGACACATTCGGCATAATGCTGCACCGAATCCACCAGGATCTGCCCGCTGCAATCCAAATGCAGCGGGTCGGTGCGCAGGGATGTAATCCTCTGCCGAAGAAGAAGTTTAACTGCCAGTACATTGGCACGCTGAAGATTGGGCACCTGTCAATCGCCTGCTTTCTGCAAAGATTTCCTGCTTGCTATTCCTTTCCGCCTGTGTCCTCGCCCTCCTTCGGGTCGATGCCGATGGCGGTCAGGTAGATGTCGATGGTATCCCGAAAATTATCGAGGATACGCTTGCGGTCTGCCTGCGGGATTTTCTGGGTGTGCCGCGCAAACATCACAATATCCGGGTCGCTGAGGATGTCCGCCATGTCATCCAGCTCCGGCGGACGGTTCTTGATGTCGGTTTTCCCCAGCAGATAACTTTCCGACACGTTATAAAACTCGGCGATCTCCCGCAAGTGTTTCAAATAAGAACGGTTGGAGCCGTTCTTCCAGTTGGTGATGACATTTCCAGAAATCCCCAGGTGATTGGCAAGGTCCTTGCCTGCACCATATCTGTTTCCCATACATTCCAGGATTCTGGTCAAAACAATGTCCATCCAAAAGCCTCCTTTTTGGGCAGATAAGCCCGATGGCGGGTCTTCCCCCTCCTTATCATAGCCGATTCCCCACCGAATTACAAGCGCAAAAACACACAAAATACTGCATTTTTGTTTGGATGTTTCCCTACTTAATCCTGCGGGAACCACCCAAGCTCCAACCGGACATCTTTGCGCTGGATGTCGCAGTTGGTGTAGCAGCATAAATCCAGACCGATCAGACCAAAGCCTTCATGCAGATAAAAGCCGATGGCATTGGCGTTTGCCGACTGGGTCTCCAAAATCAGCGCCCGGCGGCGGGCAAGCCGCGCCTGTTGTTTGGCAATCTCCATCAGGGCGTGCCCATAGCCCTGCTTTTGCAGCGATGGGTCCCCAAAGCTCGGTGACACGCAGCCGGTTCGACCACTCCTCCGCGCACAGTTCGATGGCGCCCAGCAGCTTGCCGTCTTCGACGATTCCCCAGGCGCGTGCGCCCTGCCAATGCGCAGCAAACAGCCGGTCGGGAAAATCGTGCTCCTGCGGCGTGCGGATGATTGGCTCCTCCAGCGGTTTTTTCAGAATGGACAACGCAAATCCATCCGACCTTCTTTCGAGCGATACATCATAATACTCGGTGGTGGTGTACCCGATGGGAAGCACCGCATCCTGCCACTGCTCCCGTGGCAGCGGAACGATGGTGTGATTCAT